ATATGTGCGCAGTTGCGTATTTTGTTCGACCTCTGCCATATCCAGCGGTTCGATGTACCCTTTGGCTAACGAGAGGGCTGCGGTTTCAGGATCATACTCGATAATGTCTCCAGCCTTGAACCCCTCTGCGTTCTGTGGCATCTTGCTTGTTACTCTGTACTTTGCCATAAATTCACCTCAAATGGGGGCCGTTTCCAGCCCCCGGGAATTAGTCAGTTACTAGGCTGTGTTGTACTTCAGCGCGATCATTGAAAGGGGCTGAATCAGATTGCCGTCTGTGTAAACCTTTGCGGCGACATAGGTCTGATCCATGGTCATCGCAGTCTTTCCGACGTCGGTCGTGGCAATCTGGATGGGTCCATCGGAGAACAGGTAGTATGCCTTCGGATCACCATAATATGCAGCAACCTTGGTATCGCCTACGGTGTCGAAGCAGCTCTCGGGCATACGAATCACGGGAATGCCACCCAAGAACTTCATGGTGCCAATATCAAAATAGCTCTGCCCGCCGACAACGAGAGGGTCATTCAGCGAGTTAAGCTTTGCCAAGAATGAGTTGGGTGCTATCAGCACGGCACCGTCTGCATACAGACCGTCCAACGACCAGAACAGATTGAGAATGTCGGCTTTGTCGATCTCTGCAAGAGTGTCATGCCCCACCGCCATATCAACGGCAGTTGCGCGGTATTTCATGCCGGTCATTTCAAACGTAGCTCCGCCGTGAATGCCAAGCGTCCACTCATAGGTCTCCCTACGGGCAATAGCGCGGACAAGAGCGTCCTCGATGTAGGGAACCGTGCGAACAGTGGCATTGCGAATAAGGTCGTTATCAAGACCCATCCATGCCATAATGCCAGAAGTAGAATACTGAATGGGGGTAAGCGTCGGGGCTGCTTCAGGAACGGGCTTGCCAGCAAGCATACGATAGGCCAGTGGAAGGGTGTCTTCTGCATTGATTGTACCCTTCGGCGAATACGGATACTGCGTCACAACCTTACGGAAGGGCGTATTGTCCAGCTTCGCTACAATACTATTTGCAATAACCGTAGGAATCAGTTCGGCAGCAGCGCCAGACGTGGCGCTTGTCCAAGCCTTGGCTTCCCAAGCGAGACCCTTGCCCAGGACCTGTCTGTACCATGCGGCCTTGCCTTCGGCTTCCTGCTTCGGGGTCAGCTCACCGTTTGCATTGAGATCGGGGGTAACGGTCACAGACTTCATAGCGTCCATCAACTCGGTATGCAGTTCATCGCGGGTAGCGAAAGGGCCTTCTTTCTTAAGCTTCTCTGCTACTGCGTCAATCACTTCTTGCTTCTGTTCAAGTTCAGTCACTTTAGACCTCCTAGGTCACTTGCTCAATAGTGCTTTATACAAACCTTCAAGCCACGTCTCTGCTTTGGACTCTCCAGCTCCTGCTGGAATCTTGTCCGCTGCTTCACGTAGCGCAGTAAGCGCATCAATGGCGTTGGTAATCAGCTCATAGTTCTTAGCGGACAACACGCGGCCCTCTTTTGTCGATACCATAGATTCAAGGTCGGCAATCAGGGTCTCGGGTGTCACATCTACTCCGAGCGCCTTGACCTCGGCATCGGTAAACCCATTAAGGCGTAATGCCGTAGGGTTTGCGGGCACGGGGCAAATGCTCCACTCAAGCATCTCCCACTTGGTAATGTGATTGTCCTGATACTCGTTTGGCATAAAGCCAATAGAGGCGGTATTGATAAATCCCCTATCCCAGCTTTTATGAACGGCAGAAATAAGTGGGGTTACGTCGTCTTGCTGCCACTCCCATCGTGCCTTAATGCCCTTCACATCCCCTTCATGGAAAAACTCTAGCGAGATCGTCCTGCCAACAGGAATAGACTCTATCCCTTGGTAAGCATGACCATACTGGACAACGGGGTTATTCATGTAGTTCACGATTGAGGCGCCGTCTGGCTCTACAACCTCATTCTGTCTATCTGTGATGTTGGTCGTTATGATGGCAGAAGCGATATTGCCAATCGTCTCACCTTTGATTATTGGATAGTAGAAACGTTTCATTGCTGTTGCGTCCATGTCATGCCTCCTAGTCGAACAAGAACTGCGAACCAACCATCGCGCGCATTGGTTTATCGCGTTTCGTTGAATTGCAGTGCATACACAACGGCTGGAGGTTTTCCAGTGCGTTCGTGCCGCCACTTACCACTGGCACGATGTGGTCAATCGTAACCGTTTCGGGTGTGAGAATCTTCCCGCAAAGTTGGCATACATATTGAAGGTCGGCACACTTTGCGGCAAAACCCTTCATATCAATCGGTCCAAGTGCGCGACGAATCGCCTTTGTGCGAGCATTGGCACGCTTGCGGCACAGTTTTCCGTTCGGGGTCTGCCCCCACTGCCGTTGCTTTTCAAGTAGCACAACGCGATTCTTCTTATCACGTTCAATACGCTGTGCCCTAATAACGCCCACATGCCCATCATAATATACAGCGGCACGGCCCTTGTGTGCGCACTCCCATTCCTTTGAGTATTCTTTCCGTTCTGGCGTCTGGTTATACCCCTTAAAATAGGCGATAACATCATCATGATGTGTTACTGAATATTCTTTTTGATAAGCAAGCCGTTCCTCACGATGAAGCATATAGTTCGCGTGAAGTCTCTCTTGAATTGTCATCATATTACGGGTAAAATCGAACACCTACAATTAATAGTGTTCGCGGGATCGCCGTCTGGATCCCCAGGGTACATCAATGGCCCGCCCGTACTCATGAACGGAGCGGTAATATCAACAACCTCACCATCTGCCGCCATGTGGTCAAACTCATCATTAGGGTGTCCGTTGGATTCGCCCCTTGTGCGCTCATCATGGGTCGCCAGCCATTCATGCTGCTTGACCCCATTTTCAACATAGGTATCCTGGGCAGCAGAGTTGTTCACGGCTATGACGTTGGTACGCGCGACACGTTCAGCACGATAGGCAATCCCATCAAAGTATTGTTTGGTCGCCTTGACCATCTCGGGAATGGATTGTCCGTTTGCCCGAGCATCTGCCAATATCTGACTTATCTCATCAGCGGTCGTGTTGTTGACCAATGTGGACTGCTTTGTCTCATGCGCCCTGATCCATGCTAGAATCTTGGAGCCATCGGGTACGGTCATGCCATAGCGAGCGGCCACGGTTTCAGCGGCAGTCAAGCCAAAGGAAACGAACAGCGAGTGCCAACTATCCACAAAGTCAGAATCATCTAACAGGTCGCGAACCTTCTTAACTGGAGCAGCCTTCTCCCCATCTTCAACCCATGAACTCACAAGTTTTGCTTGTTTGTTGAACACCCTCTGCGTGGCTTGCATGAACTTCTTCTCTTGTGGTTTCACTGTGGCAAGGAACGATTTAGCGATAAGTTGTCGAGCTTCCGGACTATGCAACGCCTTGATACCCTTTGGCTCAGCTACGGGCACAGAATTGGCATCAGGTGGCACAACGGGAACATCTGCAGGAGTTGTTGCAGGAAGTGCAGCAGGTGGGGGTTCAGGAAGGTCAGAAGTCGTAATGGGAACCAGCATTGCAGAAGCCCACCACGCGTCGCCCCAAGCAACCTTCTTCAATCCATCCCGTATCCGAGCCTCGTTGACAGTCAACTTGCCAGAGCGGAACTCTATCTCATCGGCACCTGCCCGCTGAAGCCTATCCTCCTGCAGACACTCAATGCCAGTGTAATCAAACTTGAACGTCAACCCCTTCAAGCCAGGCAACAGCGGCAGCAGGAACGTGGTAATCCGGTCTGCCAACCTGTCGGCCTTAGGGATGATGGTATTCGAGTAGAGAATCTTCTCTTGTACCGTTGCGTTGCTATAGTCCACGCTTTGCATATCGCCAAGGAAAATGCCAGGAACGCCAAATGCCGTACCTATTTCCTGCCGCGAGATCTGTGACACTTCCAGCATGTGCATGTCTGCTGCTGAGATTCCTAGAGGTTGGAACTTGAACCCTGCACCGAGGAACCCAATCCCGCCAGCCTTGCCAATGCCGCCGTACTTTTCCTCCCATGAACGCTTGGCTGCATCCAGCTCTTGTGAGGACAGCCGGACATCTGTACTGAACAACCCGCTAAGTAGACCGCCGCCCCTCATCTGATTGTTGAAAACCTCTTTAGAGTTTTCATCCATGTTGGCGCTGTCCAAAATGGGTCTCAGTTCAGACAATCCGAGTTGTCCCGTGATGCTGAAGTTTGGAAACAGCACAATGCGCGACTTGTCCAGTTGACGGTCGGTAGGCGTTCCACTGGGACTAAGTTCACGATAGACCAGATTGCCGTGGTCATTGCGCAACATATCCGCGTCCAGCACGGTCAAGCCGACTGAGGACGGTTTCTCTGCGTACACCATGCCCGTACCCTGCAAGAGTTCCCATGCAATGATACGTTCCACAAATTCGGTGCCGGTCTGGTTGGGGTTGGGTCGGACTAGAACGGCATCATCGCCAACATGAATCTTGTCGCCTTGGTATAAATGCCAAGGGAGGGAACCGATGCGAGCGCAAACCGTTGAAACGGCACGGTAAACCCATACGCTACGATCTACGGCAGTACGAGCATCGGTTACCGGCAACTGCCCCTTATGGGGAAACAGCACCGAGTAAACATCCTCAAGTGCCGCGTTCAGGGGAACGCCATCCTTATGACCGGTAAGTCTGCCAAGCCAGTTACTCACATTGCCCTCCGTTAAGCGACCAAACCCATGCCCTGGGCAAATGCGAGCATCAGTGACTCGGCCCTATCAGGGGAACGTCCAAGCGATTCCTTAACCTTGTCCTTACTCTGTATCGTGATTTTCCCAGTGATGCTGTAATCAAATGTCACCATCAACTCGCGCTTCAGATCCTGATCATCGGGAATGCAAATGTCGTTGTTCAAGAAGCGATCTCTGAGACCCCAGTAAAGCTCTGCCTTTCTATTGGCAAACTTCTCAGAGTCCCATGCTTGCTCTGCGACATTGACGCCATTAACGCCTTGAACACCCATGTCATTGAGGGCATCGACTACTCCAGCGCCTATCCCAATCACATCGACGTTCACGCCCTCACTCTTGTCTTCTGCTGCCACATCACGAGTACGCTTGGCTAAAGCCATAGTATCCATGCCGTGTATGATTTCCTGACTAAGAATTGCGCTACCATGTCTGATTGAGATGACACTGTTGTCTGAGCCAAAGCGCGCCACGTCCACTCCCAAAACATGCGGTAGGTCGGTTCCAGTATGAACGCGACCCATGGCGGCTAAGATAGAGGCAAGGGGAATGACAGACTTGTTGGTAGATGCCTTGCTGAGACTACAGGTATACTCTTGTGCGAACCTTTCCTCATCTCCATCAAGTTCAGCAAGTTTTGCAACCCTCCACGCCTCGGTATGCGCAGGATTGCCATGATAATCGCTCTCTATCCTGAACCATGCGGGATTGTCAAGCAAACTCTCAAACAAGGCACCCTCAGGCCCGGGGTTGGGGGTAGATTCGGCAACGATAGAAGTACCTGCAACGCCCGATCCAGTTATGGCTTGCCAGGACTCTCTCGGGTTTTTCCAGAACGCAACCTCGGAAAGCACTAGGCGCTTAGCCCTGAATGAACGTCCTACTGTGGGAGACATCTCAAATGCCGTAATGTGGGATCCATTGATGAGGGTCATGTGAAAGTCCGTATCCTTAGTCCGTTTGGCAAGGAGGTTCCACGGCTCGGGCAGGTTATCAAGAAACACATCGGCAACCTCAAACAATGCCTTTGCGCTCTCCTTCTTGTAACTTGCTATACCGTCATCGCCACCATAAACCATTGCAAGAAAGGTGTCTAGAATAGTTCCTATCGTTGAACTGCCAATGTCGCGCGACTTCAGAATGGCCACCAAGTCATTGTCCAACTTGGCGCGCACATACTCCTTCTGCCAAGGGAACAGGACAAGGGGAACAATGCCCCGATCCTGTGTGCGGACGCGCCCGATATGTTCCAACACCTTGCACACCTTGTCGGCGTCCATTAAGTGAGTGCCTTCTTGATTTCCAATACCAACAGGTCAAGAGAGCCACCATCTGCTTTGTCGCCTAATGCCGCCTTGCCAATTTCCTGTATGGCCTTGACCGCGCTTGCTACATCCTTAGATGGGGTGCGGAACAGCCACGGCTTACCGTCTGAATCAACAATGACGTTACCCTTGCGATCTTTGGCTGGATGTCCGGCAACCTCTTCATCGGCCAGGTCCATGATCTTCTTTGCCATAATGAGGCAGCGATCGTCCCATCGCGCACCCTCAGTGGCTACGGTTGTAGCTTTCAGTTCGGTCGTCTGTTCCTCTACTCGCGTAAGGTAACGCTCACGCTTCATGTCCCAATTATCTTTGTTGGCATTCCTGCTGACGGTCTCCCTACGAACGCCATACTTAACAGCCAGGTCTGTCAGTGTCACGGGCTGTGACGCTGTGACATATTCGTTACAAAGCTGTGACCAATCCACTTTTGGCTTAGCCACGGCAATCCCTCTCTAACAACTCATCGCTTTTGGCTTCATTGCACGTCTCACATGCCGCCACTAGATTGTCTGGGTCATCCGTTCCACCCAATACCCGGGGAATAACGTGGTCAACGTGCAATTTGACACCATCCTCAGCAGCAGAACGCCCACAGTAATGGCAACGAAACTTGTCTCGCTTAAGAACTGTCCAGCGAACCGTCGCCCATGAATGGGGAACCCTTGTCTCTTGTTCATTTATGCTTTCCAGTTGCAACGCCAACGCTCTGGCGGTTTTTACGAGGTCATAGTTGCTATAGGTTCCAGCTGTCAAGCGAGTCCGTATTTCTGCCAAGACTGCCTCAAGAGTTGTCTGGCATTCGACATAAATAGAAACAACGTGTCCGGCAACACCCTGTGCGGCCCTTTCTTGTGATAGTGCCTGCACCTTACAAACGTATTCATTTCGGCCTTCATCCCATTTGTCTATCTT